ACACCCGTCTGTTCGTAGATGTCTTGAATCTCTAGAGGTTGTAAGTCTCCACCTCTACCTAGGTCTACGTTTTCTAGACCTTCGATATCAATGATGATGCCGTCTGGCTTAGCCTTAGCGATAGCCTGCTGGATCTTCAGGTGCGACAGCTGCAATTGATCTGCAAAGCCGATTACGCTAGAGATCAAACTCTTAGGAATCATATTCCTAATGTTGGTAGCTACTACACTGTAAGACATCTGAGCACGAGTTAGATCGTGGATGTTTTTCGGCACATTTGTTTTTTGACCGTAGTTGTAGATGTGGTCAGTACCTATGATGTACACACCGCCGTATACTGTGGCGTTGTTCATCTGTACCGGCTCTCTATCGTACACGCTGTTCTTGGGAGTCTCATAGGTGTTGCCTTTGAAATAGAATCCCATATTACCGAAGCGTGACTGCTTCTTCTCGTAGATCATTGGATCGACAGACAAGAACTCAAAGTCCAACACTTCGATAGTATACTCGTCGTAGCCGTAGTTATAACGGCTTAGACGTTGGTCGTAATAGTTCTCCATAAAACGAGAAGCATTATTACCGTACTTGTTCATTACTGTCTTTGCGATCTTTTCGTACTGCTCTTCCGAGAACTGATCACCAGCAATACGCTTAAGCTCTTGAATAGATATACGCTTGATATGACCGGCATACACTAAGTCAGAGAATGTAGGATCGTCTGTAAAGCTATGCATAAAGAATGCAGGGTCTACATATTCCTCATTGATTCCATAGTTGGGATCGTTACTTCTCTTGGTGACAGCCATACCACAGTTCACTAGATCTTCAACAGATCTGCGGTATACCCTCTCGTCAAAGTTGTTCCACTTCAACGTCATATTGGTTGCTAGCTGACCAGCAATCTCAGCGTCTGTTTTGATATTAGTGTCTAAAAAGATCTCCACCTCTTCAGGAGTCTCCGGTAGCTTTTCTGGATCTACATCTACCTCTAGACCTGCAGCCTTCGCCTCTTCAAACATTTCTTTGTTTTCGATGCGTAGGGCTACCTTCTTTTTCTTAATGTCTTTCTCATTCTGTGATAAAGGATCGACAGCTTCTACCTGTGGGTATCGGTAAGAAGATATAATCTTGTTAACGACAATCTTTGCAAACTTAGGGACGATTGGAACGGGTGTCCAATCAAGAGTCATCATAGTACCGTCACCATTGTTCGGGTCTAATGAGTTTAGAATCTGTTTGTATATGGTAGTATCTTGAGTACCGTTAGCGTAGGCTCGAGCATTTTCAAACTCTTTGTACCTGCGTCTGTATAAACTACCCTCGGTGTCTATGCCTCCCCACTGAGCCATTAAAGACTTCGCATAGTTCAATCCGTATGCTTTGCTCATCTTCTCCTCAGTACTGGCTAGAGGATCAGGAAAAGCCTGTTGTTTCTGATTATTCATCGTTTCGCTGAATCTTTATCAAATGCAAAGATAAAGCTTTTATCAACGTTGTATTAACTTGCCTTTGCGGAAGAAAGTTTTGTTGGTGTTATCTGTTTTGACTTTCTTTTTCTTTACCCTTTGTGCAGCAAGTAACGCAAGACCTGAGGATATGGTAAGGTCATATTGTGTACGGTTATCTATACGGAAATTAATCCAATCCTCTAACGTTCTGTTGAGGTACATTGGCTGGTAGTTGCCGTTTGAATCCATACCCACATAGTCGTGAATGTAGGACTCTATAGCTTGAGCGTGCGCCTGTATAACGTCTTGAGAGTTAGAAGGTATACCTTTAGTTTTAACAGCTACCCTAGCTGTAGACTTTAGATGTTCTGGTCTGTCCATCAGGTACTCATCATAGCCCCTAGTCTCAAAATACCTAGCTATACCGTACTTGTTGTTCTCTATTAGTATTTTATACCCATAGAACACCGCTGCCATAAGTACATCCTCGTAGAATATACGTGCTAATGGAGGACGTGAAGCATACTCCAATACAAACATATTGGATGGGTACTCCATATTAAATTTGTTGTACAGATGGAATGCTCCCTTAGATCCCCTGCCGTCTACCGTAGCATCAAGGTCGTAGCTATCGACTCCTCCTACACCTAGCCAATCGTTGCCCGGAGACTTCTTTCCACGCTCCATACTTACCTTATTTCTTAAGTTGTCTGGCGGCATCCACGTTACCCTGAACCTACCGTTTACATCAGGCTTAAACATTACAGCGCTATCTTGCTTTCCTCCCGCCCAAACAAAGTTTCCCTTCACCACAGGGTCGGGATACAGATCTTGATTGTATTCTATCTGCTCGTAGATCTTAGCTATATTAAACAGGCTGGATTTCGTAGAATCTCTAAACGCTTCATCAGCAGTAAAAGGAAACTGACGTATGGTTTCGTTCAGCTCATTGCTGTCGCCTGATAAGCCTTTTCGCTCATTCTTTAGATAGGTCTTTGCACCTATAGTAATCTCCTCATCATCTATACCCATCACAGGCTCTTCAGGGTTCTCTACCACTGGGTTTCCGTACCTGTCGAAGAAGCCCTCCAAGGCTTCGTAGGCTGGTATAAAAATCCTATAGAGCATACTCTTTGTTCTGCCGTTGGAGTTCCTGTCGTTAGGGTTTGACATATCCCACAGGTCACGGTAATTCCTACCGCCCTTATCTAGTGGGTTTACTGTTGATCCTATAATCGCTTTACCTACAAACTTACGCCCCACCATAAGACAGGTACGCTGTATACGCCAGACCTCTAATATATCTTCAGGCTTCTCAAACTTACCACCCTCGTCAATAAACAACAGCTTTAGCTTCTCACCATCGTATGCGTTGGAGGTGGTGTTCCTCCAGTTGATAACTGTATTCAGCGCCTGACCTTTGCTGGATGTTTTATTGTTTTTAGTGATCCGCTTTGAAGGCTCACGAAATGCCAGCTCTTGACGTGGGTTGGTAGTACCATCCTGTATGGGTTTAAAGAAGAACGGGTAGTGTCTGTACATACCCACCACCTTCTTCATAAATATATTTTCCTGAGCGTCCTTACCCGTCTTAGACATAATGCCTACGGTAACATCGTAGGTCGATGTACCTACGTCGTCCACCTTACTGGCAGCAACATTGGTATACCCTGAACGTCTACACTTTGTGTATAGCTGACCGGCACACCTAGGGTCTACAAAGCACGCCTCCATATGATAATTGATATCTGCCTGAAACTTCAGGTAGTACCCGTAGAAGCTGGCATCTATCTTTGACCATTGCAGCATCATATAGTGCGCTCCAGTTATATATGTAGGTTTTCCATTGTTGTAGAACCACAATCCTTTGTTACGCCTTTCAAACTCCTGTTTGATATACGGTTCGTACTTTGCCTTGAACTCTTTAGGCATATCGTACCACTCGTCCATACTACGGATACGAGACAGCTCGGTAGGCATTTCCTGCCTTGCCCATCGCTGCTCTTCCTTAGGTTTGTCGTGGTAGAGTATATTCTTCTTGCCAGGGGTTTTAGGCAGTTGTATAAGAAGGTCTGCGATCTCAATGATATCCCCTTCCGTATCGTCTGGACATATATTGATGACCATCTCATCGTAACCCTCTATCTGTTTAATACCTGCCATTTATTTTTTATTTCGTAACTTTACATTAAATTAACATTAGAACTATGAAAAAACTATTAGTATTCTTAGTTGCTATGTTGTTATCAGCTTGTGGTTCAGTCAACTACATCGCAGACACACACAATACTTGTGGGTATATAGATTGCGATATTACAGCTGTTCATCATCATATGTACTAACGCTTAGCGTATTGTTCTGCTAGACCTCCGGAGAAGTCTCTAGCCTCTTCAATGCCTCCCGTTTCCTTGAGCTCCTTAATCATTGTCTCGAGCTTTTGGTATTCGGTAATCAACTCCTTAGCATCTAAGGCTGACTCCTTTATGCTCTTGAGTTCTGACCTGCGACCCGAGCCTGTAAGCTCGGAGTCTACAGGTTTTTTGATCTCCTCAGTAATGTTGCGTATCGCCTGAGCCATTGCATCCAACAGATCCTCACCGGCACGCACACTACTGAATATCCTCTTGCGTCCCATCAGAATCCTGTAGCGTAGATATGATCCATATGCACACGGTACACCTTCTGACCGTCGATCTCCATTTCGTAGTCGGCGTTCTTCATAATCATCACCTTGTCGCCCTTCTTTAGCCCTAGCTCCTGAACCCTTGGCGAATCATATAACACGTATCCGTATTGATTGTATTCCGGCTCTTTAATAGATACTACAATGCCAGAGTCTGTCGTCTCTTCCAACTCCTGCTCCTCAGGCTCTAGGAATATCCAATCCGATATAAGCTCTATATTACCAGTATCTTGACACTTGAAGGCATAGGCTTGAGAGGCGTGTCCATTGTTTGCGTCGAACCGTACAAAGTAGATGTCATCCTGAACCGTCTGACCGTTACCGTTTCCTGAAATCACTACGTGGTGATGGAAGAATAATGTGTCCCCAATCTTTACTCGGGTCTTGTACTTTTCTGGAACAGCTACCACTTCGCCCTCCATCTTCCTGTTCTTGAACTCTTCCCACTTAGGGTCTAGATACAGCTTGGTGTCTCCCATCTGTATCTCATCGTTGAACGCCTTTGGCAGGCGTACAAAGAAGTCGTATATACTACGCATATAAATTGAATTTAGTTTCTTTAAAAGTCTAGATCGTACTCAATAAGTACGGGAACGTTTTCTACGCTCTTCCATAGCATCACACCGTCGTCCGGATGCTTTATATATACTAGGTATCTTTTCTCTTTGAATTTGTGCAGGTACGCTTCGTCTAACACGATAGCGTCTACCTTAGAGTCTCCAGCCTTCTGACCCACATAGTAAGCCATAGCTTTTAGGGGGTCTACCCCTATGATGATTTTACGTATCATTTTATTTTAATTTAAGTCACCGTTACCCATACGGTTGATCCAGTAATTGATATTACTCGGGTTGTCTTCTTGTTCTATTCGGTACGATTCTTCTACATAGGAAAGAAGGTCTTCCAGCTCTTCTTCATCCTCTACAGAGATTGAAGAAAGCAGGTTCATCTTCACCGTCACTCCCTCTTCGTCTGGGAGTATACTCTTCTCCTCCATATCTAAAAAACCTACAGCCATAGCTATAAGAACTTCGTCTTCCAGTTCGTACTTCTTTACTGTTTCGTTGATCGCAAGCATCAGCTCTTGAATCTCACGAATGCAGTCTTTATGACTGTCTTTCATAGGTATTGTATTTAATTAAGCTATTCTATGAACTTCCAAACAGCTTCCCGCTGTTATCGTTGCATCGGCTGTAGCCATATTTAATACTATCTTTATCTGATCATTTGCAGATAGGCTTTCAGTCCAAAAGTAAGATGTTATGCTTTTTGAAGATGATCCTTTAGCTCTTTGAGGAGAGAGTAGTGCCGTACCATTTTTTACTAGAGATACAGTAGCTACCGCACTGTTTCCTATGTTGGTTAAATATAAACTC